GCCGGAAGGCTACATGGTCAACGACTTCCTCACGTCTGCGTCGGCTTGGTTCCTTCTCACCAACATTGACGGCCTCTCCTACATGGAGCGCGTCAAGTTTGAGACGGATATGCAGGTCGATTTCGTGACCGACAACCTTCTGGTTAAGGGTTACGAGCGCTACTCGTTTGGATATTACAACTGGCGGTCCGTGTATGGTGCCTTCCCGTCGTAATTGACAAAAATACGGCTCCCGGTATTGTTATCCAATACAATACTGGGAGTCGTAACATTGGATCGCAAAGCTGAAGAACGCAGAATTAGGGACAGGGAAAGAACTGCAAAGTATCGCAGGGAAAATCCTGAAAAAGTCAGGGAAATTCAAAAGCGCTCAAAAGAGAGCATAAAGAATAACCCTGATCGTCTTGCTAAGTTGCGTGAATGGCAAAAACGGTATCGGGAAAAAAATAGAAGGGCGTTAAGCGACGGTGAAAGGAAAAGACGGTTTGGAATTACTCCTCAAGAGTATGAAAAACGGTTTAATTCCCAAAACGGAGTTTGCGCTATCTGTTTTAACCCAGAAACCGCAACCAGATTGGGCAAGATCAAGGCTTTGTCCGTAGATCACTGCCACAAAACTGGTGCTATTCGTGGGCTTTTGTGTTCTGATTGCAATACAGGCATTGGAAAGCTGAAAGACGATCCAAACTAGGCTCATTGATTGCGTTGACCGGCCTAGCGGACGCTGCACAGACAACGCAATCTCATCGTGCAGGAGGTTCCTATGGGAACTACTACGTTTACTGGTCCCGTTAAGGCCGGTGACATTCTGAACACGAGCGGCACGACCCTTGGCACTAACATTTCCAATGTTGGCTTTGTGGTTATGGCGCAGTCTTCCGCTGTCACGCAGGCTTCTGGCGCTACCTCTATTGTCATCCCCAAGAACAGCCAGATTCTCTCCATTGATGTCATGGTTACGACCGTCTGGGACGGCGCTGCCACGACGTTTGGTGTTGGGACTACGGCTTCTGCCACGTTCTTGACGGCTGCTGGCGCGCTTGATGGCGCGGCTGTTGGCCCGCTGGCCGGCACTCCGGGCACCGACGCCACGCGCGCGGGCAACTGGAATGACGTTGGCACCACGGATCGGAAGATCGCGGTTACTTCCACGAACACCGGCGCTGGCGTCGGCGTTATCACTGTCACGTATCTTCAGGCTCGCAACCTGACTGCGTAATCAGCCACTAGGAGGCTATCATGAAGGGTCGTAATGCTCGCAAGACCGGTGGCGTTGTGATGAAGAACAGCGCGCCGACCGATGTGTACGCTGGCGCTAACTCGGAAGTCGTGAAGGAAGCCAAGGGCGGCACCAACGGCTTCAAGAAGGGCGGCAAGGCTATGGGCAAGGTCCATGGCGAGGCTGCTAAGATGAACGCTGGCCGTAAGCCCCGTAAGGCTGGTGGCGGTGTGTTCTCCACGGCTTCCTCGGGTTCGCCCCGCAAGGCAAGTTCTCACTACTGAGTCGGGATCGGTACCTCATCAGTAGTGAGGAAGCGGGGGCCTTGTGCCCCCGTTTTACTAGGAGGGAACTATGCCGGGTGCTTGGACACGCAAGGAAGGCAAAAACCCTGAAGGCGGGCTCAATGAGAAGGGCCGCGCGTCTCTCAGGGCTCAGGGCCATGACATTAAGCGCCCCCAGCCAGAGGGTGGTTCGCGTAAGGATAGCTTCTGCGCCCGGATGACCGGCATGAAGCGCAAAATGACCGGTTCAGCTAAAGCAGCCGATCCAGATAGTCGCATCAACAAATCTCTTCGTAAGTGGGATTGTTAACATGGCTGACAAACCTTTTTGGGAGAAAGACGCTCCAAAAGATGCTAAAGTGAAGCATCTGAGCCGGAAGCAAGTTCAGTCTGCCAAGGCGAGCGCGAGGGCCGCAGGCCGTCCCTACCCAAACTTGGTGGATAATGCCGCCGCCGCGCGGGCTGGAAAGGGCAAATAAATGCAGTACAAGACCATTTCCCTGACAGATGCGGGCCGCAGCGCGATTGTTGCCGTTGATGATTTTCAGACGCCTTTTAATCTCGGTCTCGCGGCTAATGTCACGGCTGGTTCCCCCACTTTCAGCATCCAATATTCTTTGGATGATCCAAACAAGGTTGGATACAACAAAGATACGGCTCTTTGGTTCAGCGCCACTGGTTTGTCTGGAGTTTCTGCTGACACGTCTGTCGGCTTCACAATTCCCTGCCGCGCCATCAGCATCTACATGGCTCCCGCTGTCACGGGAACGGTAGAGTTGACTGTCGTTCAGGCTGGCCCGGCTTGATAGGAGTTTTCAATGGCTGTCACGGCTTGGTCAATTACGCAAAACGGTCGTTTTGAGCCTTGGGAACTTCAAGTCTCGCGTGGTCAAATTACAAACCACATCAGCGTTACTGTTTTTGGTTATAACAGTGACGTTGACACCTCCATAGAGACTGTGTGGCCGTATGGCGGCATTCTTGGATACCCGGCTGCGGCGTTGCAGATGTCGGTTAGTTCTGAAAATACAAATGACACGTCTTCCGGAACGGGCGCGCGGACAATTTACATCTCCGGCCTTGATGCAAACCACAACACGATCTCTGAGACGGTAACGATGAACGGCCAAACGGCTGTTTTGACTGCTCTATCTTACCTTCATATCAACGAATGTTACGTGGCAACTGCCGGGTCCTTAGACTCCGCTGCTGGCACAATCTATATCGGCACCGGAACTGTTACAGCCGGCGTGCCCGCAACTGTGTATGATGTGATCCAGTACGACTACAACTCACGAGTTACTGGAAGCTACACCATCCCTGCTGGATATACAGGCTACGTTTCTCAGGGTCTCTTTTCGTCCGGTCAATCTTCTGGTTCCGGCCCCGTCACAGGGCGTCTAATGACGCGCGGAACTAACGACATCAGACTGACTGCGGCTATTGTCACAATCAACAACGGCGCTGCGGATTATGTGTTTGAGTATCCGTTAGTCGTTCCTGAAAAAACCACCATTGAGGCGCAAGCAATCGGCACAGGCAATAACAACGCTTGTTCTTCAATGTTCATAATCGTTCTCGTCAAGAACGACGCCACCATTTAAGGGCAAAGCAATGGCGACCAGTGGAACATACACGTTCAACCCGTCGCTCGGTGAGCTGACTCTGTATGCGTACAACCTGATTGGGGTGCGTAATACAGCGCTTGTTCAGGAGCATATGCAGACGGCCCGCATGGCGACCAACCTTCTCTTGGCGAGGTGGTCTAACCAAGGCGTTAATCTTTCCCGACAACCTACTGGTTTGACCGCTTGCTTGACCCCACGATCACGCTTTGGCCCGTGCCAGACGGGGGTGAGGCGTCAACTCTGAAGTATTATCGGGTCCGTCGCCTTCAGGATTCCAATTATACGTCTGGTCAGACCGTTGAAATCCCGTATCTGTGGCTGGAAGCCTTTGCTTATGGCCTTGCCACGAGGCTGGCTCAGGTTTGGTCGCCTGACAAAGTGCAGATCATGAAGCCGTTCGCGGATGAGGCTTACCAGATTGCTGCCGACCAGAACACGGAATACGTGTCGCAGTACATCTCGCCGCAGATTCAGGGTTACTTCAGATGAGGCCACACGGGCGCGCATCGGTAAGCTCTAAGAACCCGCGTGCCTTTGGCATATGCGACCGCTGCGGCTTTTTGTACAATCATCATGAGCTTCAGTGGCAGTTTGACTATCGCGGCGCTGCCTTGATGAACACCCGCATTTTGGTCTGCGAGACGTGCTTGGACGTTCCCCAGAACCAGTTGCGCAACATCATCATCCCGGCTGACCCGACACCCATCATGAACGCTCGCGTTCAAGATTATGTCACGGCGGAAACCAACAACCGCTACACGTCCAGCCAGTTTTTGACCGTACTATCGGCTTCTGGCACGGGTTCTACGGTGACTTTGACGCTACAATATCCGTTGTCACTCTCGCCAATTACAGTTGGCAGCACAATCATTGTGTCTGGCATGGAGCCGACTGGGTACAACGGCACATTTGTTGTCACGGCATCTAGTAACTCTGGCTCGGCTACGGTGTCATACGCCAATACGACCACCGGCGCTCTTACCCGCGCTGGGAACGTGGCGATTAACATTGATCCAATTACGGGTCTTTCCAAAGGCGCGACCCAGAACCGAATCACTCAGAACAACGACAATCGCGTCACCCAAACCACGGGTGAGCCGCCGTTTGGCCTCAATGAACAGCCGGGCACGAGTATTTTTGTGCCCAATGATATTGGTGGAAACGATCCCGGCTTGCCGTATAATTTTGAACAAGTTCCAAAGACGGGTCCGCTTACATGAGCAATGTACAAATCCCCAATTTGCCCGTTGCCGTTGCCTTAAATGGCACGGAGGAGCTTGAGATTGTACAGGCTGGCGTATCTGTCCGCGCCACGACGATCCAAGTTGCTGGGTTACAAGCTGGCCCAACTGGACCATCGGGCGCTGTAGGCATGACGGGCCCTACCGGGCCAACGGGTGCTAATGGGGCAACAGGTCCGCAGGGTGACGTTGGTGCCACGGGCGCAGAAGGACCAACTGGTCCGATTGGTTCAACGGGGCCGACCGGACCCACGGGGCCTACTGGCGCTGCATCTACTGTTGCTGGGCCAACCGGACCAACTGGCCTCACGGGCGCTACAGGCCCTACGGGCGTAGTAGGGCC